GTCCTTTGGTGTATCGAACTAAACCTAAGATTTCTTTCCTTATCCTCTCATCATCGCTCTCTTTGAGTTCGGGGAAGAATGCTTCTGCTTCCGTTTGCTGTTCATGACTTAGCTCTGAGTAGATACTTTCTATCCACTTCTTAGCCTCTTTGTATTTATTTTCGTATGTGTCCATAATTATAAATCTTTATTGTTATAAATATTTCCATATATAGCCTTTACCTAATTTTCTATCCCCCTGCAAACATCTCCATATTGTTGTATAATTTATATTCAATGCTTTCTTTGCATCCATAATACAACCCCATGACTTAACAAATTCACCATCTTTGGTATATTGCGCTATTGGTTTTGCGTTAGGGTTAAGACTACCATCTTGTTCTCGATGTCTATTACTATATTTTTTATACTTTGTAGGATAATCAACATCTTCGTCAAACTCATCTCTTAACACCCAGAAAAATCCACATGCCTGTCTTTTTCGGTGATTTATAGCATCACTTATTTGTCTTCTATCTATACCAGTTTTTTCAAAGGCTTCATTAGTTGAGTTATATTCACCAACCACTTCGCCAGATAGCGATAGTTGTAGAATTTGTTTCCGTGGCCTCAGAGGATTGAGTCTTGATGTTTTGCCTCTTCTTTCGTTTGCTGTACCATAGTTTATATTGTATTTGGCAGTACACCACTCAAGATTTTCAACTCGGTTGTTTGTTTTATCTTCATCTTTGTGATTGACACAAGGATAGTTGTGTGGGTTAGGAATGAATAATATCGCTACCAAACGATGTACTTTGTAAGTTTTGCTTTTCCCGCTCTTAGTAAGAACAACATTCATATAACCTTGTCTGTTCTTACCTGCTTTGAGTATTTTTCCAGTTCTTACTGATAGCACTTCACCACTTCTGTTTATCTTGTAAAGCCCCTCATATCCTTGTATGTCAGAAAACTCATCCAAAGCCTTATCATAGGCTTTTGCTTTTTCTTCTATTGTCTTCATAATCACTCTTTTTAAATTGTTATTAATTAGTGGGGAAGACAGGAGTTGCACCCATTACACCAGTAAAATAGTGACAAAGACTATTAAGTGGTTTGACTACCCGGACTCTCTTGTACTTTGAGAATCCCATCCCCAAGTGCCTCTCCGCTGAGAGGCTGAGCAAAATAAAAAGTTTCGACTACACCCTCACGGGCTTATGGTAAACGGGAGGCCGCCGCGTAGGGTGCCTAATGTGTGATTTCTCGGCACCGCAGCAGCCTGCCCGATGGTGGTAGTCTTGGATAGGACTTATAGGCATGATGAGTCTGATAAGCCTAATGATTATTATTGAGAAAGATCCCGTAGGCTGCGGAGAGTTGTAGGATGGCCTGTGAGCCGTAGGAATTGCAGGTGAGCGTGATGAACTCGCGGACGGTGAATGACTGGCTGTCGATTGCCCGATTTCCTCATTGCTGAATCCGTCGGCCCTCATCTTCTGAATCCATTCGATTTCTTGGTCAGTCCACTCTCGCGGCTTCGACTTCGTATATCCGCAGCCCTTTCCCTCATTGCCCTTGTATTCGTCGGGCATCATTGGGATGGTTCGCTGTGGGATTTCTCCGAATAGGTCTTGCATAGACATTTGATAATTCTTTATAATTCGTTAAATTCTTTTAGTCGGCTGTCGCTTTCTTGCGTCCCGTTGGTAGCAAGCGGCCAGAGGTCGAGCGGTAAAAGCGCTAAAGCGAGTCTTCAAAAATTTAGTTCAAAAATTACTCAAAATACTCCCGACATCGGAAGCCCTTGCGCGGTTCGTAGTCGAGGAAGTCCATCGACTTGAAGAGCCATGCGCGGTTTGCCCAGCGTCCGAGGTCTTTCTCATACTGCGACGGCTTGCGCTGGTTGGTGTAGTCGCGGAAGGGTTGCACGAAGGGCAGGATGCCCAGCCGTTTCAGCGTCCGCAGTCGGTGGAGGTCTTGCTCACGGGTGGAGTTGAAGCCTACGAGCACGTAGCACGCTATCTTGTAGGGCTTGATGTACTTCGTGATGGCCTCCAGTTGCGGTGTGAGGTCGAGTTGCGGCAAGTCCCAGGCGATATGCACGTAGCCCTTCAGCCGTAGCGAATTGAGAGCCGCTGCCTGTTCCTCGTCCATGATGCGGATGTCAACGCCGTGGAACTTCACGGGCAAATGCTGTCGCCGCAGATCCTCGACCGCCTCGCGCCATCGTGGACCAGCAAAGAAGTTGTTGTCGAGCACCTCAATCCACTCTGCCCGTGGGTTCAACTCCATCGGTTCCACGGCGTGAATCTTGCCCTCCTTGTCGTGAACGAGGCAGAAGGGGCAGTGACGGATGCAGCCGCGAGAGTAGAATTGCACGGAGAAGCGGTGCTGTGGGTAGAGGTCGTAGGCCAGCCCTCGGTGTCGGTCAATCTCCGGCGGCAGTTGGCTCTTGATGTCGTAGCCCGTGCCACCCTTGCGGATGTCGGGGCACTGGTAGGCGGTCATGTCGTCGGGGGTGAACGTGAACACCTTCGACTTGTAGATGCGGTCGTATTCGCTGAAGGCAAACGCCCACTCTACGGTGTCGCCCTGCTGTCGGTGCCACGATGCAATCTTCATCAGAGCGATGTTCGGGAAGTTGTGTCCGTCAACGTCAACAAGTCCGATTTTCATAATCAGTTTTGTTCTCTATAAGTCGCTGAATGTCTCTTTATGCTCTCAGGCTTTCTCCTGTGAATAGCACTTGTCTTGTGATGGCCTTCAGCCGGTCGACGGTTCGTATGCCGTAGCGTTATAGCGGTCGTGGCGGCGGCTGTCTTTCATCTGATGCGCCCGCCAAACTTGGCAGACACTTCTCGCTCATTAAGAATGCCCTCGATGTAGGAAGTCTTGCTCACCTCACTAATCATCGTGTGAACGTCCTGAAGGCTGCGGCCCTGACACATGGCGGCAATGCGCTCCACCCATTGCGCCAGGTTCTCATCCTTCCGCTTCTGATACTCCTTTGCTTTCATTGTTCGTTCAATTTGTGATAATTCGTGGTTTAAGTCCTGATTTTCCGCGTCCATTCGTTGTCGCTCTCGAAGTAGAAGCGGATGCCCTTGTAGCGGTGGTCGGTGTTCACACGGCTGGCACCTTTCGATTGTCCAGGTCGCCAATCATGCTTGCAAACCTTCCTTGCCTGATTGCATCGGCAACAGCGTCCGACATTCTCACGACTACCGCCTACCCATTCGGCAGCGGGACCGATGTAGGGGAACAGCAGCCACGAACCATCATCCATGACCGCCACCACCTGCTTGCGGCACCTGCCTGCGGTGTCGGGTCTGCCGTTCTTGTTGCGATGCAAGTCGAGGTTCTTCCAACCCTTTGCGGCTCGTTTCATGGCTCGTTTGCCCATGTAGTTGCTCCATTTCTTGCCCTTGTTGGCAGGAACGTGACCTTTGAGGAATCGCCCGTTCTGCTTGTTTCTGCCCGTCCATACTGGTGGCAATGTCAGTTCGCCGTAACTCATTGCTTGTTGTATTTGGAGTTTTTTTGTTTTAGACTTTCCTTAATTTTAATGTAATCTTCTTTTCTCTTCAGTCCGAGCGACATGCCAGGGAACGAGTCACAGAGGAACCTATATCTGACAAGTGCCTCCTTCCAATTGCTGCATGGCTGCTCAAGATGATTGCTGTTGTTCCAGTGGAACTGGTCATATATTACGAATTCCATAGTCAGTATCTCCTCCCTGTCTCAAGCATCGGGTGTATCTCAGCGTCCTCACCGTCGGACACCTTCCGCTCATTGAAGTGCTCGCAATAGATGGACGTCTTCGCCACCCACCGCTGGCCCAGGTTGAGCGGATGTTTGCACAGGCTGACGATGGGGTTCTCCTTGCGGCTCCTCATCAGGTAGGCATGGGAGCAGTTGAGGCACATGTGCAAACCCTTCGCTACAGGGCTTTTAGTTTTCTTTCTTTTTGGCATAGTATAAAATCAATAGTGCGTCAGAGTTGAGAAGTGTCACTTTCTTGTCTGGGAACAACTGCTGTGCGCGTTCCTTCAGCTTCCGCTTGTGCTCACGCTTCTTCTCGGCAGGGCTGGTGGTGATGTTCACCGAACCGACCGAGAACAGCTTCTGCCACTGTTGAGGCCTTACAAGCACAAGACGGACACCGGCTGCGAGGACTGCCGCCACAAGAACGCCGAAGTTCTTGCCGAAGTTGAACATGGCAGTGCCAGATTGTCCAGGCATGCCGTGCACCTCCTCCATGTAGCAGATGTCACCCGGCATGGACTGCTCGCGGAAGTATGCGATGACATCCATTGCGGTGTCCGGCATGTTCACCACCGACACCTCCCCGTCTGGGTGGAGGGCGGCAATGGCACCGTTCTTTCCCGGATCAACAGCGAACAGCCTAAAAGCCTGGGATGAAGAGTTCTTTTCCTTTTTCATATTTGTTGCATTTTTTATTGTTGTATGTTTCAAGTTCCTGATACCTCTCAGGGTATGCACGGGCTTCGCCGAGGCTTACATTGCCGTAGTATGGGCAACTGTCGCGATGGCTGCATGAGAGTTCCTGATAGGAGTCGTTGAGGCGTATGCCGAGGCAGTAGTATGTCATCTGTATTCGTTGAGGAACATCTCGAAATTCCTGTCCTCCGGAAGCGGGAGGATGATGCCGAACTCCTGAGCTGCATCTGCGCGAACCTTCTCGAGGAAGTCGGTCATCTCACCCTTGGACAGCTTTGACGTGCCTCCGACCACATATTCCGTGCGGCCGTTTATGACAGCATTCCTCACAAGGTACTTCAGGCAGTAGTAGTCGTGCACGTCAAGCCTCGATGTCCCCGTCTGGTCCTCGATGCACGTGAACCACAACCACATGAGGGAGTTCTGGTCAAACGACCTTGCCGTCCTCTTCCTTGCGATGGTAACCGTGTAGCTGCCGTTCGCGAGCATGGCGATGACGGAGGCAGGCTCTTTGGAGAAAGAAACCTGCTCCCCGTTTTTCGTCATCTGGATGGTGTGTGCCTTTGCCATAGCCGTCAGAATGGGAGGTCGTTGGTATATTGCTGTGGCGCAGGTTGCGGTTGTGGCTGAGGCGACAGCTGCGGTTGCGGAGCAGACTGCTCCTGTCTGTCACGCTGGCCAACAAGCACCAGCTGGTTGGCGAAGAGTGAGAGGTCGCCCTGAGCGGAGCCGTCACGGGAGGTGTAGAAGTTTACGTCCAAATCCCCCTGGACATAGACCTGCTGCCCTTTCTTCAGATATGGCAGGAGGTTGTCGTTCTGCCTGTAAAGTACACTGACCCATGTGGTCTTGTCCTCGCCCTTGCGACGGACTGTTGATGCCATGCGGAAGGTGATATACTGCCTTTCCCCGATGGTATTCATCTCGGCATCCTTGCCGAGGTTTCCGATAACGTTTGCTGTGATCATGTCTATTGCTGTTTTAAAATTGTGATTTTCAATGAGCCGCTTCTCTCTGTTGTTTTGGTATACTGCGAGTAGATGTCAGGGTGCTCATCCTTGAGGCGCTTGGAGTCGAATGTCTCAGACTTGACCGGGAGCACGCGCGTGAGCTTCACCTGCTGGCCTGTGAAGGACTTGATGTCGTACTTCTCCATCAGGTCGTAGAGTCCATTCTTGAGTTCTTCCTGCCGTTGCTTGCACCGCTTCATCTGCACTTCTATCCTGACGACCTCATCCTCCACCTCACGCAGCCTTTCAGGAAGGGTGCCGTAGTTTTGCACGATGTCGAACGGCTTGTCGTTGAGGTCTGCGTCAATCAGCCTGTCGATGATCTCGTCTGGGACAACGGGAAGCTCGTGGATTTCGGCGATGGAGTGGTCCTTGTTCGGCATCCAGATGGCGTAGATGTGCTTGACGGGAAGTTCTGGATTCTGCATCTCAAAGAATCTCTTGTAGATGGACAGCTGCAGGCCTGTGGAGGACTTGTCGAGCGTGTAGGTGGTCTTCAGGTCGGCGAGACAGATGTCACCATCGGAGTCAACGAACACGATGTCTATCTGCGAGGCATAGTGCTGCTCGTCGGAGACGGTGTACTCGTTGGCGATGGTGGTGAGGCCGTTGGTGGACTTGATGCGTGCATATCCTTGGATGCGGTCATCGTTGAAGGTCTCGAACGGGTTTATATCACTGTCCGTGCCGAAGATGAAGTTGTCGTAGAACTCGATCTTCGTGTGAAGATCATGTCCCTTCCGTGCAGCATTGGCAAGAACCTCCTTGTCCACACCGTCATACTTTTTTGGGAAGGCCCGATGGATGAGAGTGGATGTGATTCCCATGAGCTCCTTGTCACCAAGGAAATACCTGTGTTGCTCATCATCGAATACGACAGGCGATTTTTTCAAAACGATTGGCTTGTTCATAATATTTCTTTTTTACGGTTTGACAATGCGCTCATGAATTCCGGATTGCCTTTGAGCTCCGGATTAGCGTTGAAGATAAACATGAGATCTTCCATTGTCTTGGCAACGGCAATGGAGGCCTTGACGATGTCGATTGCATTCGCCTTCTTCGCTGGAGCGGCGCCTTTTGTGAAAGCGTCTGAAGTGTTCAGAGTGTCTGCGTCCTTGGTGTCGTCGATGGCAAAGAGGCCGTTGAGCGCATATTTCCTGGCATAGGAGGATGCGGAGCCAGTGATCTGCGATGCGTCCATCCCCTTCTTCGACTCTTCCTCACGGGCGAAAGCGGTGGTGACCTCTGATACTCCTTTGCTGTTGGTAATGGTTGCCACGGCCTTGATGTATATTCTCTCACCTACCATCACCACGTCGTCGCTGATGGTCAGCGTGCAAGAGAACTTGTTCAGCAGGGGCTTCACCGCACCGAGGATGTCCTCGCAGGAGCGGTAGTCGTAGTTGCCGTAGGAGTTGTGCTGACTCTTGGGAGCCTTCAACTCGCTCTGGATTTTAATAAGTTCGTTCATCATATCACTTGTTGAATTGTTTGTTAAAAAGTCTTTCTATAAATGTTCTGTTCTTGAGCCTCGAGAGCTCAATGGCAATCTCCGCATAGTCGTCTGCGAGTTTCTCATATTCGTCATCCTTCTGCGCGATGGCAGCGCCCATGCTGCGAATGATGTCATCCTTGCGGTTGATTTCCTTCAATAGTTCAGCCTCCTTGCGGCTGATTGGTTTACGTGTTGTCATAATTAACTAAAATGGGAGTTCGTTGTTTGATCGGTTGTTCAATAGCCTCATCATCTGAGTCTTCGAGTTGTATGTTAGGATTGGGTTGCTCTGCCTGTTCCTGGACTTGTCGGTCATAGTGAAGAGTATGCTCCCAACCTTCTCTATCTTCTTTGACTTGCCTGTGCGTACAAACCAGTCGCTGAGTGAGCGCTTCACTTCCTCGAACGACAGGAAGTCCTTGCCGTCAAAGAGGTGCACCACATAGTCCTCAGCTGTCTCCACCGTAGGCGGTGTGGCATCCTCCCATGCCTCGAAGCGGCTGTCATTCTTCCCTCCGACGATGCAGAACTTGAAGTCGGGGATGTCACCGTCACGTCCCACATGGGAGACGTTGAAGTAGCCGTGCTTCTTCTCCACCGCATACTTCTCGTCACACTTCTGGTAGAACATGGTGCCCAGGTGCCCGCGCATCTTCTCGCTGCCGTCATTCTCATGGAGGACACCTATGAAGCTGATGCCACGCTCGGTGAGCTGCATGAGACGCGCGATGAGGTTCTCAGAGAGGATTACATCGTTGAAGTCGGTGATCAGGTCGACGATGCCGTCAACAATGACGATGCCGGGGTTGCAAGACTCTATAGCCTTCGCCATGATGTCAAGCCTCTCCTTGTGGTCTGCGTCACGCATCGAGAGAAGGATGACATTGTGTGCGGGAAGGCTGTCATGTTCGTCAAGACCGGCTGTGCGGAGCATCCTGCGGAACTTCGTGAGGACAGCATACTTCGGCTGCTCGGTGTCAATGTAGAGGATGCGCTCATTGGTGTTGGCCTTGATGCCAAGCGTCTCGCTGCCGGACACCGCTGCTGCCAGCAGGATCATCAGGAAGTTGGACTTGCCTGCCTTCGCCTTGCCTGTCAGCGCCGTGATTCCTGAGCGCGGGATGATACCCGAGCCGTTGAACTCAAAGAGCCACTCAGGCATGAAGACATCGTCTGACGTGTCGAACGTCCAGCTGTGCCAGTCACCCCTGCCTACGACAGTGGCGGTGCCAATGGCCTTCCTCGTTGACTCTACGAACCTCTGCATGTTCTCGAGAGCGGACTCGATCGTGGATGTCTTGTCCTGCAGGTATTTCACGGATGAGGATAGCCATTTCATGGCAGAACGCTTCAGGTGAAGTTCAATGAGCGCGTTGGCGGCAATGTCAGTGTTCTCGCACGTAGGCTCCGTGAGGATGCTGATGGCGAAATCTATCAACTGCTTGTCGCCTGACATAATCAAGTCGTCTATGATGGGTGGGCGCTTCTGCGTTGCCATCACATTCATCGCGAAGCTGAACACACTCCTGTACAGAGGGTTGCTGAAGAAGTCGGGAGTAACACCGCGCTCCGCAAGATACCTTGTGGTGTCCGCTAACTTGACAATCTTGACGGCCAATTGGCGCTCGACAAGGTCGTCATGAGGCAATGTTATTCCCTGGTACTCGTTCATTTCTCCCGTTCAAGTGTCTTGAGCTCTCTCACCAGTATGGTGGCGAGGAAGGCCACAATGACGATTTCGATTAGTGTTCCTAAGATTGGCATGATTAATTCAGATTACGGTTTTCCATAATTTCATCAAATTCAAACCGCTTACCACCTTCCTCGAGGTTCCCTTCCTGATGCGGAAGTGAAGGGCACCTGTCTTCTCATAGCGCATGATGGTGTGCCTGCAAACGTGGAGGGCGTCAGCTGCCTGCTTCTGGCTGTAGTAGCCATTGATGTCGATGTCCGGTCTCTCAGCAATCATAATGACTCGGACTTTGTAATGGTTAATTGGTTCTTGGAATAGTCCGTTTGCACACTGAACTTGCAGCCCAATAGGTTCTGCATCTGGTATGCCGTGGACTTGCCGTTGTCACACTGCTGGGCGTTGGGTAGGTCAAACGTGCGAGTCTCACCCATCGCCATGTTTCTTAAATCTTCTCTGGTAATACGTTCCATGTTATTTATCCTTAAATTCTATTTTTTCAATGAGCCAATTAAGCACCCACATCTTATTTTCATACTCTGTGAGTGAAATGCAATGGTTGTTCTCATCGGCGGCCTGTGCTAACTGCCTGATGAGGTCACGCAAACCTACCAACTCTTGTTTGAGTTGTTTAGCACTGTACATGGATTGATTTTGCAATCCAATCGTTTCAATTTTCTGTTCTTTACCTGCCATAATGCGACGTTTTAGTTAAAATTACTTATTTACTCACTCATATCTTTGGCGGAAAAGAAAAACCGTCGTATCTTTGTAGTGGATTTGAACGGTTGTGCTAAAGATGGCTCGACGGCTTTCTTTGTGCGCCTGATACTTTGTTACTCACTCATATCTGGGTGCAAAGATAGGCATTTTAAAGATAACTACATTCATTTGCTTGTTAAATTGTGTTAAGACGTGAAAGAAATTTTTGCCGCCATGCCGTCAAATGCCGCCTAAAGTATTGTATAACAACAAATTGAATGTAAAATGACCGAAAAAGAAATTATTGGCAAAATGAATGACTTTTGGGCACAAAGTGGCAAAAGTAAGGCAGAAATGAGCCGCGAGTTAGGCGTGGACGCTGGCACATTCGGCAACATCTTGAATGGCAATCGTGGTGTGTCTGCTGGGCTGCTTTCAAAGTTCTTGGAAACGTACCCATCTGTGAGTGCTGAATGGCTCATGCGTGGGGTTGGCTCAATGTTTGCCGCTGATGGGCACGTTGGCGGTGAAAACATTGCCAACAATAACAACTCACAAATCAATGCAGGTGACACGATCAATCGGCTTGTGTCGCTGCTTGAAGAGAAAGACAAACAGATTAACCAATTACTCCAAATCCTTGCATCGAAATGAAAATCTTTGGAATTATCAGTGCCTGCATCTTCGTGGTTTGCTTCTGTGTTCTCAAATACATGGAGCGCAATAAACCCAAAACGAAAAAACGCCCTCAGACGGCAAATAATACCGAGGTTGGGCAATTCTTCGGGGCGGTCAGTAAAATTGCTCTGTGGCTCTTTCTGGTGGCTTTGCTGGTCTTAATTCTGGCTTGGCTTGGTATCGGTGTGTTTGACACAATCGGGCAAGGATGGACGGTTCGTACCCGATTAAAATCGCTGTAAGCTACGGGACGAACCTGATGATAGACACAGGAGTGTCATGCATGTTGCACGAATGGGACGAGGAGAAGAGACAGCTGCGCAACAACCCGCGGACGAACAACCTACTCGACACCATGCTGACGAGGGTGAAAAGCATCATCCTCGAGATAAGGGACAGGGGGATGCTTCCATACGTGACGAGGCAGCAGCTGAAGAAGGCCATCACGGAGGACAACGCGGAGTTCGCCATGCATGAGGATACGACATTCTTCGAGGTGGCAGACAAGTTCCTCGCGACGAAGAAGGAAGGACGGACAAAGGAACTGTACATGCAGACCATCAAGAAGGTGAGGGAGTTCACAGCCAATGACAAGGGGGCGCTGAGACTGGATGACATGAAGGCCTCATGGCTGCTCACCTTCGCCAACTTCATAGGGGGAAGCGTGAACGGGCAGTCCATACACCTGCGCAACATCAGGGCGATATTCAACTTCGCCCTGGACGAGGAGATAACAACATTTTATCCATTCCGCAAGTTCCGCATCAAGCACGAGGAGACAAGGAAGAGGGCACTGACAACAGAGCAGCTGCGTGCATACATGACTCAGGACAGACTCAACGAGCAGGACCGTGAGTACCTGGACATGTTCATGCTCACCATCTATCTCATAGGCATCAACATAGCAGACATGGCAGCACTCACAACGGACAGCGTGAGAAACGGAAGGCTGGAGTACAAGAGGGCGAAGACAGGCAAACTGTACTCCATCAAGATAGAGCCGGAGGCTGAGGCCATCATCAACAGGTACAAGGGGAAGAGACACCTGCTGTCACCGTTCGACAGGTACAAGTCATACAAGGACTATGGCCACCACCTCAACGACAGCCTGAAGAGGATGGGAACCGTGGTAGGCAAGCACAGGAACGGAGTGCCCAAGAGGGAACCAATAGAACCGGACTGCTCCACATATTGGGCAAGGCACACATGGGCGACCATAGCCGCAGAGTTGGACATCCCGCATGAGACCATAGCGGCATCGCTCGGCCACTCATTCGGAAACAAGGTAACGTCCATATACATCAAGTTCGACGAGAAGAAGATAGACATTGCCAACAGGAAAGTCATCGACTACATAATGAAGAACTGCGCCACCCATGGGCATGACAGGCACACCCCATAGGCCCTCGATTTTTGGGGAAACCGACATACAACCCAAGACAACTCTTGTTCACACGCGAGGGGGATTTTTGAGGCTTTAATTCGTTAACCGGAAAATGGCGTTTTTGGCATTTTTGGCGTTTTTGGCAAAAATACCACGTTTTTTGAAGGTTTTTGAGGGGTTTGGGGGTGTTTTTACCCATTTTTTTCACACCTATATTTCAGCGGCCATCCACATAAAGGGATGGCCTTTTCTATATTCCCCAAAATTAACGGGCGTCTATGTGCGTGCACACCTTTACAACTTTCCATATTTTCTTTTTTCTATAAGAAAAAAAAAATAGTGGAAATTGTACAAGTGCCCACAAGCACCCGTAAGCGGCCAAATTTGGGCGTATTAATAGCGATTATGGTGTATATATATAGAGACTTTTCAACCGAATTGCAAGGATTTCAAGCGTTTCGCAAGAATATGCTGCAATGTGGCGAACTGAAGCGGTTGAGGGGTGTCGAAGAATTGTTAGAGAAAAGAAAATTCAATATAACATAAGATGGACTGGAATATGGCATTCTGGAGTTGGAAGAAAAAGGAGAAGAGGGGTGAAGGCGGCGTGAATGTAGTGTCGCTTGTAGGCGATCCCCAGAGGTTCACAGAGGGCAAGAGTGTTGAACTCTCAACTGTGTACAGGTGTGTCAGTTGCATCAGCGATGCTGTAGCGCAACTGCCTATAGAGATATTGAAGGTTACGTCCAAAGGCTATAAGAAACGGGCGCTCACTCATCCGGCCTTCTGGCTGGTGAACAAGGAGCCCAGCCGTTACATGAGCAGATTCACCATGATGAAGTCGCTTGTCACTTCCATGATCCTGAAGGGCAACGGCTACCTCCGCATTGCCAGGAACGAGGATGGCAATGCCATCGAACTGGAGTTCCTCCACCCCGACAATGTGGCCATCATTGACGACGAGTATGGTCATATCGCATACTATGCCCACCCGAGGTATGGTTTCATCGAGCCGAGCGACATCATCCACATCGTCAATTTCAGCCATGACGGCGAGCATGGTGTGTCAACAGTCCGGTATGCTGCGAACACTCTCGGCCTTGCCTACGACTCCGAGGTCCATGCCAGGGAGTTCTTCAAGGGCGGTGCCTCCCTGAGCGGTGTAGTCAGCGTGAACCATCCATTGACAGCCAAGCAGAAGGAGGATTTCTTCCGTACCTGGAGCAGCAAGTTCAACAGTGCGGGACGCGGAGGTGTTGCGCTGATGGAGGCTGACATGGAGTACAAGCCGATCAGTGTGAGCCCGAGTGATGCCCAGCTTCTTGAGACGCGGCAGTTCAATGTCGTGGACATCTGCCGCTTCTTCGGCGTGAGTCCGAGCAAGGCTTATGACCTTAGCCACAGTAGTTACAGCAGCATCGAGGCCAGCCAGCTGGCTTTCCTCACCGACACGCTGCAGCCTATCCTTGACAAGATTGAACTGGAGTTCGAGCGAAAATTGTTCCTGCCAGGGGAGAGGTTCAAGTATGACGTGAGTTTCGATACCAGTGTGCTGCTGCGTACAGACAAGTCAGCATTGGCAGATTATTACACGAAAATGTTCAACCTTGGTGTACTGACGAGCAACGAGATTCGCCGTCAGATGGACTTCGAGCCTGTCGAAGGCGGTGACCAACCGTTCATCCAGAGCAACCTTGTGCCGATTGACAAGCCGATGAATGCGACGGCAGCCCAGCAGCAGCCCAACCCAGGCAAGAACGGTAGCAACAACCAAGAGGAGGATGATGAGACGCAGGTGTGATTCCAAATCGGTCCAAATCGAATTGCAATCGTTTCGCAATCTTTGCAATCGAATTGCAATCTTTGCAATCGTTCCAAAACCGTGATTCAAAAGTTTTCCTGAGCGATTCAATAGTTCATCCACCCATGCTTTCGAGCGTGGTGATGAGTTGTCCTGAGAAATGAGGATTGACGAGCAGTGTGCCAAGCGCCTCAATGGTCGCTATCACCCCGTCAATCTTCTTTTTGTCTATGCTTTTGTTTGGCTTGACGTTGCCGTTCCAGTCGCTTTTGAGTTCAACGTTGCGGAAGCAGAAAAGCGTGATGGCATTCGCGTTGATGGTGAGCACCGGCTCCTGGCTGTTCTTCTTCTGGTTTGATGCCATGAGGATGAGCCTCTCCAGTTCGCGTGTCGGCCTGTTGAAATTGCCGAGCGACTGCGAGTATTCCTCGAGCGGCATGCCCATTGCCGTGCAGTCAATCGCCCATTGCGTGGCGTTCCACTTGTCATACCCCACTGCCGCAATGGTGACGTTCTTGTTGTGCCTGATGATGTCGTTGGTGATATAGTCGTAGTCCGTGACATTCCCTGGCGTTACCTTCAGTTCACCAGTCTGCCTCCAAAGCCGGTACTTGTCCTTGTCCGTCTTTGTCTCGAGAGCCTCTTCTGGGCAGTAGTAGTCTATGTCCAGGAAATACCTGTTGTCGTGCATGATGAGGTAAGCCACCGCCGTCAGGTCGCTGACAGCCGACAAGTCTACACCGACATAGCAGATGTCCTCCTCCGCGCTGAACATATCCCATGAGAAGTTGCTTGATATGTCGATGATCTTCTGCTCAGGAATCCACACCTCGGCTGCATCACACCACACATTGAGGTTCTTCGTCTTGACGTTTGTCTCCTCCCGCGGGTTGTTGATGGCCGTCTTCACCTCACTTCTCAGCCATTCCCTGGACACGGTCACACCCAGGTTCGGTGCGCACTTCTTCCAGTTTCTCTCGTCCTTCCAGTCATCGTCATCGTCCATCTCGTAGATTGCGACGAAGAACTCGTCATCGTGCTTGAGTCTTGCCACCACCTCTATGCCGTAGTTCCTCAGTTCGTAGCATGGCAGCGTCTTGTCGAATCCGGCTGTCGTGATTGTGCAGATGTGCGGGTTCTCTCGCATGCCCATGGACGACTTGATGACATCACGCACTGATGAGTCAGGTGCGCTGTGGTACTCGTCGATGATGCCGAATGATGCGTTGTATCCGTCGAGTGTGGAGTCGTCAGACGCGAACACGTTCATCACCGACTCGTTGATGGCGAACTGTATCTGGTCCCGGTATGCCACGAGGTCTGTCTTCCCCGGATCTAAGGACTTGGCGAAGCTCTTCGCCATCTTGAATGCGATTTTCGCCTGTTCCTTGCTGTTTGCCGCGAGGTCCACCTCCGCGCCATCCTCCCCGTCTGCGATGAGGTAGTACAGCGCCAGTGCGGCCACCAGTGCCGTCTTCCCCTGTTTTCGCGACATCTCAATGTACGACTGTGTGAATCTCCTGGTACCCGTGTGCCTCCAATACCATCCCACTATGTTCGCCACCACCCACTGCTGCCATGGCTCCAGATGGAAGTTCTTCCCAGAGAACTTTCCAGTGGTGTGCTTGAGGAGCGCGATGAACCTGATGCACCTGTCCACCGTCTTGAAGCGGAACTCCAATTCGTCCCTTTGCATATCGTCGATGAACCGCTGACATGCATCCCTTATGTACTTCCCCGCGGTCACTTTGCCGCTGGTGACATTCAAGGCATATTTGACATAGGCTTTCCTCTCCCCTTTCATCCCTCCTTTATTTGGCGAGGAACATCCTCAGCGGCGAATCCTCAGTGACGGACGCTTTTCCCATCTCCTTCCTTGACTTCGCCACCAGCCCGTATTCCTTCATGATCTTCAAACACATCACTTCCGCCTGGTTCATGATGGCAATCTTCGGGTTCGGCACAAGGTCGTCGCGCCCGTTCTTGACCATCATCCCCTCGCCCTTTACATGCTTAGCAGCCTGGAAGAAGATGTCCAGTTGTCTCGCGAGTATGTGCAGCGATGCGCGGTCGATGTCGTCGAGAATCCTCGCCCTTTTTAGGAAGTCGACAACCGAGTTCATGTACTCAGCCACCTCCGGCTCCAGTCCCACCGGAAGGTCTAATCTCACTTTATTGCTATTCTTCCCCATGATGTTTGTGAAGTTTAGAGTGGCACTCCTTGCAAAGCGCCATCAGGTTGTTCGGATTGTACGCCATCTCGATCATCTTCATCCCTGTGAAATTTGTGAAGGACACCTTGTGATGAACGTCCACTGCCGCCTCTACGAGCCCTTTCTGTTGGCAGATTTCGCAGAGAGGGTGCCTGTCGATATACGCCAGCCTCATCTTCCTCCATTTTGCCGATGAGTACACCTTCTGCCTCTCCCTCCGGTTCAGATCGTCGCTGCCGCTGTTGTGTTTTGGTTTCTTCAAGTATGGCATCTTTTAGGTTTTTTATAAATTGTTCGATTGTCTCGTCGCTCTCCTCCTCTATGTACGGCTTGCTGTCGTCAACAACTTCATATTCCAGCGGAACCGTTTTCCTGATTTTTTCTTTCAGGAGGGCGAACTTGTATCTGATTCTGAGAGTTGCAAGCATGTCCACGCATTCGTGTGTGAGTATGTAGAGGCATGCCGAGTGGAACGCGTCCCATTCGTCATTGCTTCTGACCCTCCGCGTGAGCATGTCGTAGTTCTTCCTGATGAAGTCGCATGCATCATCGTTTCGCCATGTCGTATCGCCTGCACAGTTCTTTCGTTGCATGCCCGATGATGGATGATATGCTGCACCCCGTCCTCTTCGCCATGTCCTCGACCAGAACCGATGTGTGTCCGTCGAGGCACGTTTGATAAGTTTTTTTTGCCATTCTGCTGATTTTTTGCCATTTACACGTTGCAAAGATAAGAATAATTTAGAAAATTTCCAAATAAATAGGGGCATTAATAACGTTTTTGATGTATATATAGTGAGGAGTCAGAAAAATATGAAAAAAGAAAGACGATATTTGATTGACGGCGTTGTGCTCCGCGACAAGGAGAACCAGGAGAGCAGGACTCTCTCCGGCTATGCAGCCGTGTTCGACAGCGACAGTCGTGACATGGGCTTCATCGAGACGCTTGACCCCCACTGCATGGACGATGTGATCGGCCGCAGTGATGTTGTCTGCCTGTACAACCACACCGACCTTCCTGGCATCCTTGCCCGCAGCGTGAATGGGGACGGCACCCTTCACCTCAGTGTTGACAGCCGCGGTCTCCTCTGCGAGTTCGAGGCTCCGAACACCCAGCTGGGCAATGACATGCTTGAGAGTGTACGCCGTGGTGACATCCGCGGCATGAGCTTCGCCTTCGTAGTGGAGAAGGACGAGTGGACGCACAAGGGTGGCGAGTACAGACGGAGGATTATGAAGATTGACAGGCTCTATGATGTCAGTCTTGTTGTGCAGCCCGCCTATGATGCGACAAGCATAGACACTCGAGGTCTTGACGACCTCAAGAGGAGCGAGAAGGACTCCCATGTCCCCTCCTCATCCTATTACGAACGACTAAGAAGTGAAATCTTTTAAAAACCGCAAGAAAATGACGATTTTAGAATTGAAAGAGCAGCGTCTTCAGTTGAAGCGCAAGCAAGAGAGCCTTCTGAACCAAATCCAGAAGGAGAAGAGAGACTTCAATGACGAGGAGAAGGCCAACTTCGACTCCATCAAGGAAGAGATTCGCACACTCGACATCAAGATTGCCGAGTTGGAGAACTGGCTTGCCGGCCAGACACCCAAGAAGAAGGAGAACCGCAGATTCTCTTACGTAAAAGCCATCAGCGCCATCATGAACGGCCGCGCCCTTGACGATGTTGAGGCCGAGGTCAGCGAGCGTGGTGCAAAGAACAGCATCAGCAGCGGCAGCGACAACGGCTTCTTCCTCCCCATGGAGAAGCGTGCCACCTTGCAGGCCACTGTAGCCACCGCAGGCAAGGAAGATGTCGCCACCGACCTTCTTGACCTTGTCACTCCGTTGGAGAACGAACTCATCGCAGCCCGTGCCGGTGCCACCTTCCTCACCGGTCTGAAGGGCGACATCGCCGTTCCTTTCTACACCGGAACCACAGCCGGATGGGCAGGTGAGGTGTCACCCGCAACCGACGGAGCCGGCGAGTTCAAGCAGAAGACCCTGTCACCGAAGCGCATCACTGCCTATGTGGACCTCTCGAAGCAGTTGCTCATCCAGGGCAACGACTCTGTCGAGTCCTATATCCAGAGCAGCCTCGTTGAGGCCGTCCGTCAGACATTGGAAGAGACCATGTTCGGCACAGCCGCCGGCACCTCTGACAAGCCTGCCGGCCTTCTGAACGGTGTTACCGCCGACGTAGGCGACATCACCTATGGTGCCCTCGTTGACATGGAGACATCCCTGTTGACCAAGAACTTCCGCAACCTGTCATGGGTTGGTGCCTATGACGCACTCGGCGTTCTGAAGAAGACCGAGAAGGTTTCCGGACAGCCCGTCTACCTGTACGAAGGCGGCCTCATCGACGGACGCAACGTATATGGCAGCAACAACGTCGGCAGCAAGGGTCTCATCCTCGGTGATTTCTCCGAGCTGATGATTGGCCAGTGGGGTGGCATCGAGGTTCTCGTTGACCCGTACACCCAGGCTCTGAACGGCACTGTTCGCCTTGTTGTGAACAGTTACTTCGACTACTTCGTGCGCCGCGGCTTCGACAAGAAGACCAAGGCCGGTATTGTTCCTTTCGCAAAACGTATCTTGAAGTAGTATGATCACTGTTGACAGCCTCAAGAAACATCTCCAAATCCCCGGCACCTTCGCCGGGGATGACGAGTATCTGTCGCAGATAGTGGACAGCGTCATCGGCTACTGCCGCGACTTCCTGGACCTTGACGACAGTGAGGAGTCAACTGCGATTCTCGAGAAGCCTCAAGTGTCGCAAGCGATGCTCATGCTCGGAGCCACGCTGTACAACAACCGTGAGAGCGAAGTGTATAGCGGCACTCAGGAGACGAAGGCCTTTGACCGATTGATGTACCAGTTTAAGAAGTGGTGATATGAACAGCGGCGAGTTGCGTGAAGTTGTGACCATCCTGTCGCCCGTGAAGGTGACCGACAAGTACGGCAGCGTGAAGGTGAACTACATCCCTTCAGATGTCGTGCGGATGAAGATTGGCTCCCAGAGTGGCGTGAAGGAGAACGACCGCCACGAGATTGTCCAGAGTTACAATGTCACTTTCTGCTGCTACTACTGGCTCCGCGACTCCATCACGGAGGAGCACCAGTTGGAGTGGAACGACACCCGCTATCGCATCACAGGCCTCTTCCCAAACGTCAGGCGCAATGAGATTGTAATCCAAACAGAGAAGGTTAATGAGTGACAGTGTGATTTCAGCCCAAGCCGGCTTCGACCTCTCCCAGATGATTTTGGAGATTAACGGGCAGGCACTCCGTCCCTACATCCTCCGCGGCATCCAGCCGTTGCGGAAAGAGATGGAGACCACGTTGAAGTCCGTTGTGAGCGGGAATGGCAAGTATGCCCTCAGCGCCCATGCGGGACGTGGCGTGAAGAGCAAGCCCTTCCAGGGCGGCGGCATTGGGTTCACTGTCTACTTCGACCCGAAGGAGTGGCTCTACATCTTCCAGAACGGCACCTACAAGACCCCTTTGCGCCCCACGAAGAAGCCCTACACCACCGCCTCCTACACTGACAGCCTTGGCCGCAAGGTTCCCAAGCGCACCTTCAAGGCTGGAATCAGTCGCGGTCGCATCGCCCCGATGGGTTTCTTCGAGACCGTCGAGGACATGTACGGCAGCAGCATCTTCGAGCGTGTGAGGTCGGCAGTTGAGACAGCCGTTAACGAAAGAATCAGTCATCTATGAGAGTCCAAGCATTGAATGTCGGGAGTTTCGTGAGGCATTTCCTCCTTGAGAGTGAAGACCTCGCCGAATTGGTGGGAGACAAGGTATTCCCGCTTGTCGCTCCCGAAGGAACAAGTTTTCCCTACATCGCCTACAGCAACACCAGCCTGACTTCCAGCCGCGACAAGGACTCGTACTTTTACGAACAGGATGCCTACATGACCATTGCTGTCTGCACTGAGGACTACACCAGCGGCGTTGACATCGCCATGGAGGTGACGAGAGCCCTCCAGCGTCCTAACCTTGTGTTCGAGGACATCGAGGCCTTCGAGTGCACGCTTGACGAGCGCAGCGAGCAGTTCCTCGAAAATACGTATATCCAAGCATTAGTTTTCCACCTAAAATTGAAGTAAAAATGGCAAATACATACCAAAGAGGCAAGAACCTCATGTTGTTCCTTGGCGGCAAGAGCATCGCCGGAGCGACCACCTGCAGCGCCTCCTTCTCGATGAACACGTCCGAAATCACCAACAAGGACACCCCTGCTGGTATGTCGGACATCGAGCCCACGACCATGACAGGCACCTTGCACACTGAGAACATGTTCTGCGTTCCCGGCGAAGGCAAGACCTACTACGACCTCTTCGACTCCATGAAGTCGAAGGCGAAACTGACATGGAAGTTCGCCGTGGCCACTGACATTGACGCTGCCGCTCCCACCGGAGGTTTCACCCCGGACGACCAGAAGGACGTTCTCTCTGGCGAGTGCTACATCACCAGCCTTGAGGCCAACGCCCCCAACGGCGAGATTGCCACATTCACCTGCGACCTGACAGTGACGGGTGACGTGACACATTCCTCTTGACACCCTTTTAATAAGTTAATAGATTAGTAGTTTGGCAAGCCCCAGCCCTGTCAAGGGGTTGGGGTATTTTCGATTATTATGACGACAAAAGACATAACCATAGACGGCAAGGTGTACACAATGAAGCATTGTGTGCGCTCGAGGATGCTCTTCGAGACCATCACCGGGAAGATGTGGAACCTCAGCACCCTCACCGACCAGTATTTGTACTTCTACACGATGATCATGGCCGGCACCAAGGACTGCGGTCTCCAGTATGACGAGTTCCTGGATGCCATGGACGCAGACCCGTCCCTGTTCGTGGAGTACAGCAATTACCTCCATGACAGCCTTGAGCGTGAGGCTGCCTTCAGCAAGAAGAGTGAGGAAGGTGGAAAAAACTGAGTTGGACTGATGCCTACAGACAGCTCGTCGTTGAGCTTGGTATCAGTCCGTCTTACGTCCTTGACGAGATGGATGTGTACGAGATGCAGCCCCTTCTCGACAAGAAATGGCTGAAAGACATGGATGCGTGGGAGCAGACGAGGCTCGTCTGCAGCTATATCCACAAGGCCTTCTTCAAGGGGAAGCCTGACATCCACTTCCCTTGGGACGACATGAGCGGGCAGTCGGTCAGCCGTGAAGACCGCGATGCCCTGGTATTGAAGATGAAACAAGAAGAAAAGAGATATGCCACAAAGAAACATCAAGGTTAGCGCAGACATGAGCGGTTTCGACAAGCCGCTTCAGGAGAGTGCGCAGAAGGCGAAGATGTCCTTCAACGACATCCTGAAGAGCGCCGAGACGAGCGGCAGGAATGTAAAGAAGGAGCTTCGTCAGGTACAGAGCGCCATGCAGAGCATGCTTGCCAGTGGTGTCTCCCCCGCCGATTCCGCCTATCAGCAGCTTGCCAAGCGTGCAGGTGAACTGAAGGATGCCATTGGCGACGTGAACGAGGAAATCAAGGCGCAGGCCAACGACACCCGCAACATGACACTTGCCTTCGGTGCGATGGAGGACGGCATGAGCGTGTTCCAGGCAGGACAGGCAGCCATGTCGATGTTCGGTGTCGAGAGCGAGGGAGCAGCCGCCGCCATTCAGAAGATGATGGCCGCGCAACAGATGCTCAATGCGATTCAGACGCTCGGCAACAGCATCACCAGCAAGTCGACAGTTCTCGGCAAGGGCTATGCCGCCGTGAAGGCCCTCCTCTCTCGCGGTGCCGCCGCACAGACAGCCGCTGAGGGAGCCGCCGCAGCCTCCACCACCGGCCTTGCCGCCGCAGAGGGCGGTGCCACCCTTGCCACCACCCTGTTGAGTGCCGCACTGAACGCCATCCCGTTTGTAGCCATGGCCACTGGTGCCGTTCTGCTCATCACCGCCATTGTGAAGCTGGCCAACAAGGCAAAGACGAGCCAAGAGGCCCTTGAGAGCCTTCGCGCAGTCACCAAGTCGCTCACTGATGCCAACGGCAAGGCAGCCGAGGAGTATATGAGCAGTTCTTTGGAGATAGAGCGGTACAAGAAGAAGGTGGACGAGTTCCGCGGCAGCAAGGAGGATGAGGCCAAGTTGGTGAAGGATCTCAACAGCAAGTATGGCGAGGCCATGGGCAACTACTCCACGCTGAAGGACTGGAAGGAGACCCTCATCCAGCAGAGTGACAGTTATTGCAAGATGCTTGCCGAGGAAGCCCGTGCGCAGGCTTTGTCAGCCAAGATGGCCGAACTGTACGCCCAACAGGTGACCGGTGAGATAAAGTATGACGACTACGTCAGGCAGGTTGAAGTCCTGAAGGATGCATGGAATGATGCCCTCCAGGGTGTGAGCGTCTACAAGACAATTCTACGCACGAGCAGCAGCCGCCAGAACTCCGTCACCCCGTCCACCTCCGGCGGCACCACGAGCAGCAGAGGCGGAAGCCGGGGCGGCAGTGTCTCTCTCACCTCCACCCTTCACACGATGGACGACGTTGAGGCTAAGATTCGGGAACTTGGCAAGGCAGTGGCCGCCACCGACGACCTGCCGAAGAAGTTGGAACTCTCGAAGCAGTTGGAGCAGGTGAAGTCGTTCAAGTCGGAGGTTGAGAAACTGACCAGCACGATGAAGTCCGGCAGTGCCGACATGGTCAGTGTTGTCGGCCTTGGCACCACAGGCAGTTTCAAGACCGATATTTCTGGCGACTTGGCCGAGATGGTAGGCACCATCAACGAAGAGGCAGTGGAGAAATTCCTCAATATGCAGGAGACCATCGCCAACTTCAAGGAGAGCCTGACTGGCGACATTGGAGGTATTGTCAGCGACTGGGCCACCCTTGGCGAATGCTTCAAGGACGGCATTGACTTCAGTGATGCCGCAGCCGGTTGCGTCCTCCTTGGCGAGAGTCTTCAGCAACTTGGCGGCAATGGAGCCATCGCGAAGGCCGGCAGTGTCCTTGCCGCAGTCGGCCAGATCATCCTCGGCTTTGCCACGGCGAGCGCCCAGGCAGCCTCCATGGGCCCTTGGGGCTGGCTTGCCTTCGTCGGAGCCGGTCTTGGCACCATCGCCACAGTCATTTCCACCGTGAAGGGCTTCAACAGGGGAGGTATCGTGGAAGGTGCCGGAGCAGGAGACACTGTTCCCGCCATGCTCACCCCCGGTGAGGCTGTCTTCACCCGCAACGACCAGAGCCAACTGTTCCGCATGATTCGCGGCGGAGGTTTTGGAGGCTTGCAGTCTGGCGAGATTCGTTTGAGAGTGCACGGCACCGACCTCATTGGTGCCATCAGAAACAACAACGCCATAAACTCCAAGATATGAGATACAGAGGAGGATTCCACCAGCGTGGCACCAATGATGCCTTCGAGGTGGTCATCAACATAGCAGGCGACACCACATCCAAGCCCGTAGACCTGGCGATGGGTGGTGTCCCATTCACCACAGGCATGGACGGAGGCGGCGAGACCCTTTACAGGCCTTGCAAGTATACAAAGAGCACCGCCTCTTTCCGCACGAGCGACTACATGATGAGCGTGTACGCATCAGGCGCTCAGGACGTGCAGGTGATATTGAGCAGGAACGATGAGGTGGTGTGGACCGGCTATGCCACGCCCAACCTTTACGACATGGGCTTCGCAAGAGAGCGAGAGACGATCGACATCGAGTGCATTGATGCCCTGTCTACCTTGCAGTATTACAAGTTCGAACGAGGGAATAGCGGCATCATCACATTCTCCGGCCTCATCAGCAAATGCCTCCAGCGCTGCAACGCCTATACCCATTTCTATTTCAGCACGAACACCCAGAAGCAGCAGAGCGGCACCTCTGAGTTCCTGTCGCACGTCTGCATCAGTGAGCAGAACTTCTTTGACGAGAAGAAGGACAACGAGACGGACGAGGATGTCGCGTGGACATACAGGAAGGTGTTGGAGGAGGTCTGCCGCTTTATGGGCGTGACCGCAGTCGCCATTGGCAGTGAGGTTTTCTTCGTTGACTATGATGCCCTGAAGGCCGGTATCAACACCTACTACAAGTATGCCATCGGCAGCGATGCTGGCGAACTGGTGACTGTAGGCGGGAACAAGACCATCACCTCAGCCGACTTCAGCGGTGACGACAGCAGCATCTCCCTTGACCAGGTGTACAACAAGGTGAGGGTGAAGGACAGCCTCTACGCGTTCGACGACCTCATCCCCGGACTGTTCAGCGGGAAGATCATCGAGAACGTGACCGACTCCACCGATGCAGGCGGCAAGAATGTGACCACCGAGATAATCGGCACCAGCCAGGATGGCCGCCATGAGAAGGTAATGGAGAGTAAAGGCCACAAGTACAAGAACTTCTACAAGTTCTGGAAGAACCCCTACTATGTGCTTGGCCACTTCGATGTTGGCTCGTACATCGGTGAGTACTACAAGTCGCCCTTAGGGAACATCACCCCGGACATATACCCTGAGAAAATCAACTACACGAAGATGGTGCAGGCCATGGGATGCTACCTCCTCTCCGTCAGTGTGAATCAGGTGAGCGATTATGAGCAGCAGCCTTCGAGCATCACATACAAGGACTATGTGGTCCTGCACTGGATGGGATGGGACCGCGTCAACATCGGCAATGAAACGAGGAACCAACTGACAGATGACGACAAGTATGAGTTTTTAAAGAGCAACGGCAGCACCTCTGTCGCCTCCTTCTTCGGTGGGGGCGGCTCCTACATCATCGTCAAGGGCAAGGTGAGATGCATGAATAATCAGCAGTGTTTCCCATTGAACGATGTCTATGTCAGCGACAAGCACCGCAACAACTTCGGTGACCGCATGTGGCTCCCCTGCCAGTTGAAACTGGGCGGCTACTACTGGAACGGCTCCTCCTGGCAGTCGTCAGCCTGCAAGTTCAAACTGTATTTCTCCGAGAGCGACACCCTTGACACTGGCGACGACAAGGACAGCGACGGCGGTCTGGACGCAGCACAGTTCTTCAACCGCGATTTCGACTTCAGAAACACCGCGAACTACGAGGACGGACTGAAGGAGGACGGCTATGCCATCCCGCTCGCCAACCTTCCACTCACGATTGCGAAGCCTGAGTTCATCATCTACAACCCCCACCACATGGTTGTGAACAACGAAATCCAGTCGGTGTGGTTGAGCGACTTCCAGATCATGGCCGCCTATGGCAACCCCGACGGCGTTGACAAGAACAGCGACACTATCTACATGAACCTCATCGACAACGGCAGTGTCCAGGAACTCGGCACCATCACGATGAAGATCTGCACGTGGGACAACAAGAAGCCCAACTACAGCGCCCCCGCCTATCGCACCGGCGACAACTACGAGTATATCGACAGGCTGTTCAATAGGGCATGCCATCAGGGCGAACTCGTGTGGTATGGCAGCGACAAGGCTGGAACCAGCGGCGCGAGCGGTCTGCGACAGGAGGAACACCTCATCTACCGTCTGGTGAACCAATACAGGTCTCCGAGCATCATCCTCACCCTGCCCCTTCGCGCCGACAATAGTTTTATCGGCACGTATGACTACAGCCTTCCCATCCTTAGTGGGAAGACCTTCGTGTGCGACCAGATTAACAGCACAAACTGGAAAGCCAATACCCAAACCATCAAACTGATTGAGAAGAAATGAAAATCAACAAGTACAACATCCCTGCCGATTCCGATGATCGCGGAAGTAACTATGGCAGCGACAACAGACAAGTGTCACAAGGTGGCTCCTATAGCGGAGGGAGCGGTGGAAGCAGCACCACCTATGCCCAGACGGCCGGCTATGCCGACAAGGCCGGTGAAGCCTCCCGTTCTCAGCGCTCCGACTTCGCCGCTGAGGCCAACCATGCTGCTGAGGCCGACCATGCCACCACGGCTGACAGCCTCAGCGACACCACCGCCCTGGACTCACTCTACCTGAGCAAGACCGGGGATGACACGGCGGAAGGAAAGATTACGTTCAAGAAGGGTGTGGAGTTCGGTTCCGACGGCGCATGGGGCTACGTGAAACAGGTGGTGGAAGACGGCACCACGAAGGTGAAGAGTTGGCTGAAGAACCTGTACACGGACGTGTTCGAGACGGCCGTGGCGAAGGTGACGGGCTACCTGACGGGCGGCGGCGGACTGCTGACGGTGAAAGGCGACCTGACGACGACGAAGGACACGGAGAACGGGAAACTGGGCGACGTGCGGGTTGGCGGTACGCTGTATGCGGACGCTGCGGAGATAGAGCGTCTGCTGGCCGGGGAGATCAGCGTGGATAAACTGACGGCGAAGGTGGCGCACTTCTTCGAACTGTCTATCGACGAGATAAAGAGCGTGGGGGGACAGATTATCCTGACTCCTGCGAATGCCGAGATTGACAGGGTGGAGACGCTGGGCAACGGCGACTACAAGTGCTACTTCAAGGCCACTGACGGCGAGCGGAAGATAAGCCAGCAGTTTGCCGTGGGCGACCAGGTGGTGTGTGCGACCTTCGACGCGGCGATGGGAACGAGTTATGACGTGAGCAATAAATACTACTGGCGGCTGGTTACGGCGGTGAGCAGCGGTGTGGTGCAGATAGACGGTGACGACTACCACTATATCGTGATGAGCGGCACCGACAAGGACAGCGACTCGACAGGCATCCCGGAGGCAGGCGACAAGATTGCACAACTGGGCAGCAGGAGCAACGCGGACAGGCAGTCGGCCATCATCCTGAGTGCTTACAACGGGGAGTTTCTTGACAAGGGCATCCAGGCACCGAGCATGGTGCAGTATAGCGGCATCAATGACTTCACGCTGAGCAGCCACCGGCAGACGGTCATCTCGAAGGGTCTGAACGAGTTCAGGGGGACTTTCCGCGCGACCAGCGGCAAGACCATCGAGGACATCATAGACGAGCAGACGACGGAGAAGGCGAGCGACGCGGCCCCGTATATCAACGACAGCGGCTACTGGGTGGTGAACGGCGTGGTGACGGACAAGAAGGCACGCGGAGAGCAGGGTGACAAGGGTGACAAGGGTGACAAGGGTGACAAGGGCGACAGCGTGACGGTGACGGGCAGCGTGGTCAAGTATTCGACCAAGACGACCTCGTCGAAGCCTGCCGACAGCACGTTCACGCAGAACAGCGCGCCTACGGGCGTGAAGAACGGCTACGTGTGGTCGAAGACGACGGTGACCTACAGCGACGGCAGTTCGGTATCGGCATACAGTTGCACCTATCAGGGAAAGGACGGACGGAGCATGACGAGCAAGACGACCTACTATGCCGTGACCGACGATGAAGAGCAGCCCCGGGACAGCGACTTCGTGAGTACGGAGTTTCCCGTCGTGTCAGAAGGGCAATGGGTATGGACGCGGACGGTGGAAACGTACAGCGAGGGCAGCGACGTGGTGAGTTACGGCGTGTACCGCGTAGGTACGGACGGTGTGGACGGTGTGTCGGGCGAGCCGGGACAGGACGGACGGAGCAGTTACATGCATATTGCCTACGCGATGGATGCTGCTGGAACGGGATTCAGCCTGACGTATTTCGACGGTGCGCTGTACATAGGCACCTATACCGACGACCAGCAGGCGGATGCCTCTGACTACACCAAGTATGAGTGGGCGCGGCTGAAGGGCGAGAAAGGTGACACGGGAGCGCAAGGGCCACAGGGCGAAACCGGCGCACAGGGGCCTGCGGGAAAGAGCAGTTACACGCACATCAAGAGGATGAGCGACTTCCTGCCTGAAGGGTATACGAAGTTGCAGTGGACGGGAAGCAGAAGGACGGGAACGAACCCGTTTCTATCTACGGGACTTGGAACGTCGGTGACGGCGGGCTTCAAGTTGAGATACCGCCACCATTATACGGACGCGACGGGAAGAATGCTCAGCGGCCAGTTGAGTAACAGCAGTTATGATAATAACGGTATATACGTAGGACGCGACGGCAACGACGGCTTCTATGCGAGATGGGGACAGCAATATTCCCCCGCCAATGCGGAGGACAGACCTACGCTGCCAGCCGAGACATGGGCTGTGGCGAGCATCAATTTCAACGACACGAGGAAATGGACGCTTGAAACAGAGACCGGGGTGACGGCCGAGGGCGACCTGGACGGAGAGATATACACCGACAGTCGCGACCAAGCATACAACAATTACCGTTTCGCTATCCTTGGATATAACAACCAGTCAAGGAACATGGACGTGAGCGACTACCAGTTGACGGAGAACGGGAAACTGGCGGCATGGTTCATCCCGGCACGTAGAGAAGAAGACGGCATGGTGGGTATGTATGACATCGTGAGGCAACAGTTCAGAGGCCCGTTGCCCGAATCGACGAGTTACACGTTCACGGCAGGCCCGGAGGACGAGGCCAACTGGGGCGACCGCTACATAGGCATTGCCGTTACGGAGAGCGCGGAGGCGCCCACGAATGCTGCGGCCTACGACTGGATGCAGGTGGGCGGCGCAGGCGTGAAGGGCATGACGCGGCACTATCTGCTGACGAATGCGGCCGAGGGTGTGACCTGGGACACGGCAGGATGGACGACGACGGCAGGACAGACGAGCAGCGAACAGAAATACCTGTGGGAGTATGACGAGGTGGAATATACGGACGGCAGGAGCAGCGTGAAGACGACTCCCGTGAGGACGGGCATGTATGCCGAGGATGCGGAGTTGTACGTGGTAAGGCATGTGAGCAACACGCTGCGCGCGGAGGACGGCATGCTGACGGGACGGGCAGCATGGAGCCTGCACCACATCGTGGGAAGCACGGACACGGAGGAGGACATCACCGCCGAGGGGTGGAGTTCCCGCTGGAAGACGGACACGGAGAGCCAGTGGCACGCGGTGACGGGGGCGGCCTTTGCCGTTGAGTTGAACGCTACGGCAGACACATACGGCAATCCCCATGCGGTGATGGTGGAGGCGATGAAGGCCGGTGTGACGGTGGCCTCGGACACGGCGAGCATCGTTTGGAACGGCACGGAGGTGTATACGGCGGACTTCGACGACGAGATGCTGAGCGTGGCATGCGACGAGGACGGGAACGTGCTGGACGAGAATGTTCTCTACGACTGGCAGCCGAAGGCGCGACTGTACAAGGGCAGCAAACTTGTGGAGAAGGACAGGCGAGAATGGATTAAATATGTCTACATCTATTCGGAGGAACTCAATTTGGGCAATACCCTCTACGACGACTGCGTGGAGGCAGGCATTGATGGCATCAAGCCTGCATTCAACAACAAGGACACCGCGAAGATTGACGTGTATTACTACGCTACGGAGGCGGAATATGATGAGGCGGGGAGAAACGGCGACTACCTTACAGGCTGCATAGCCCATTGCACGGCGACCGTCAACAAGGTGAGGACGGGCAAGGACGCGGAGATGTGGAGCCTGATGGTGAGCGACAACGCGCTGCACAAGGGCAAGAACGACACGGCGGCGACACCCGCGCAGGTGACGGTGAAGGTGGTCAGGACGAAAGGCACGGAGCGCACGGAGATGGACTTTGCGGCATGGACGGCGGCAGGTCTGACGGTGACGTACACGCTGAACGGCCAGACGAGGGGCGGCAGCGCCAGCCACTACCCGATAGCGACCTCCGGGGCGACGACGGCACTGCGCGTGGAACTCAGGAAGGGCACGACGCTGATAGACGTGGAGACGGTGCCGCTGGTGACGGACGGCAAGGACGGTACGAGCGTGAGCATCAAGGGTTCGTATGCCACGCGCGCACTGATAGAGAGTACGGTCAGCAACCCGTCTGTCGGCGACGGATATATAGACCTGAGCACGGGACACCTGATAGTGTATACGGGCGTGACCGACCCGGGGGACAACAGTCCTTGGGAAGACGTGGGACAGGTGAAGGGCGATGCCGGTGACTCGTCGTATCTGTTTATCGCATGGATGAAAGGTGACGCGAGCGGGAGGACGGGCACGATGGTGTATGGCGAGCCGACGGACGACACCTATACGTGGTGGGGCTATGCGGTGAGCATGACGAACACGCGGCCAACGACGGAGAGCGACTATACCTGGCAGTATGTGAAAGGCGCGCAGGGTGACGCTGGCGAGCGCGGTCCGGCAGGGGAGAAAGGCGACGCAAGCGTTACGCATGTGAGGTATTCGGACGACGGAAAGACGTTCAAGTACCGTGACCAGACGTACAGGGAGGTGGAGTTCATCGAGAACCAGTACCGCTACAACGGATATATCCCGGTGAATGCCTACGGCGGCCACGGCAGCGAGACGCGCATCGTGATAGACTTCATGCTGACGGCGAGGGCGAGCGCAAGTTACGACAACTGCCTGTTTGCGTTCCGTCGCGGCAGCAGCAACTATACCAACAGGATTCAGATATTGTACAACAACACGGGCAAGTGCCTGCGACTGATGATGTATGCCGGGGATGCGACGGATTCCACCACTCCTGCCGAGGAACTTATCGATATTCCCTATGAGTTCGGCACGCGGATGAAGATAGACATGTCGTATGCCGGAGTGATAGTGAATGACATGGACGTGTATAACTGGCCGGAGGGCAAGGACTACAGCACGTGGAAGGAGACAGCGTATGCGCTGCGTTTGTTCACCGGGCAGAGCGGCAGCACGGCATGGGGCAGCAACTACTATGCCTATGGCCGCATCTACAGCCTACAGATATGGCAGGGCGACGAGTTGACATTAGACAACGTGCCGTGCATCAACGAAGAGACGAAGAAGGTGGTGATGTGGAACCGCGCGAAGGACGCTATCGGGTTCTTCGCGAACAACGACACGATGGGCTATTCACTGAGCAGCGGGCGCGAGAAGGGCGAGAACAGGCTGCTGAACGGCGACTTCTCGCAGGGTCTGGACTACTGGTTTATCGGCGACGACGGGAACGTGATGACGGCAGAGGCGGTGAGCGTGGACGGCAAGGGGACGGCACTGAAACTGCTGAGCAGCGACGTGACGACGGTGAACGGGAAGAACAATGCGGTGCGGTCTAACTTAACGGAAGGAGGCAACCGGTTCCTCGGCTACCATGACACGGAGGCTGGCTGCTGGGTGAGTTTCGACGTGAGGGCGGAGAGTGCTGCGACGTTCATCGTCGGCGTGGCATGGAACAGCCAGGCCAGTTACCTGAAGGTGGCCGAGGTGGAAGCCACTACGGAGTGGACGCACCATGAGGCGTGGATAGCCAAGCCGACGAACTACTATCTGAGGCAGATTGTGCTGAATGCCGGCACTGCGAATGTGGCCATCTATGTGACGAGGGTGAAGGTGGAGTATGGCGACAAGGCGACGGCATGGAGTGCCAGCCCCGACCACGGCGACCTGTACAGGAACTACAAGGTGGGCGGCAAGTATCGCGGCGAGTATACTGACAACACCCTCGCAGACAGCGAACAGTTCAGCGACTATGTGTGGGTGCAGGCCGAAGGAGATCAGGGGCCGGAGGGAAAAGAAGGCCCGGAGGGAAAAAGTGCCGAGATGTACGTGATAAGGACGGAGAAGAACGACTTGCACGTAGACCAGAGCGGTACGATACGCGGCGGCATCCGCGCGGAGTTGCATCACATCGTGGGGAGTGAGGACGTGGCCGTTACGAGCGGATTCACGTATTCGTATGGCCTTGACACGACGGCGGCTGCGGAGGTGACCCTCAGCGGCAAGATAAACGTGAATGCCTATGACGGCATGGATGTGGAGGAATACGTGAGCGGCGGCAACTACCCCCGGAGCCTGACGGTGACGGTGAGGAAGGACGGCGCGGTGGTGGCCACCGAGGTGTACCAGATGGTGTATGACGGTGCCGACGGTGACAGCATCGCGGGCGAGCCTGCCGAGTTCCACCGCCTGTATACCATTGCGGAGAAGGCCGTGGTGGGCTATTCGGAAACGACGAAGAAATACCCGCTTGCGCTGGAACTGGTGTATCAGATTCAGCACATAGTTGGCGGGACGACCTCATATGAGGATGTTTCTGCCGCCAATGGCAATGGCTACTGGCTGCGTTTCCGCAGCGACGTGGACAGCACAAACGTGAACTTCACGGATGGCACAGGCACGAAGACTGGCCGCTATGTGAACAGTGACTATATCGCGGACTATCACACGGCGACGCAGAAGCCCACGATGCTGACGGTGGAACTGTGCCACAAGAACGGCACTGCGGTGGAGGTGACAGACACACGGACGGTGATGGTGACGTTTGCGACGAGTGCCGCGCTGGATGTGGTAGAGGAACTGAATGCAATCGTGGGGATCGTGCAGGGCAGCGAAGATGAAGGCGAAGGACTGGTGACAAAGGTGTCGAAACTGACGCAGACAATGGACGGCATCAGGTCGGATGTGACCATCCAGAAGAATACCATCAACACGCTGAACAACCAGATGTCGCAGAAGGTGGACCAGTCTATCTTTGTCCAGCAGGCGAATGAGATAAAGTCGAGCGTGAAGAGCGTGGAGAAGAAACTGCCGGACACGAAGAACCTGTTCGGTGCAAGCGTGTATGAGGGGGGTGAATTGAATGCCGGGAACGGATGGGTGTTCGTGCCAAACGGCAAGAAGTACACATACCCGAACATGACGAAGTACGGCACTCCGCTCATGGACGGCAAGGCATACTGGGAGATTCAGGAAGAGGGTGAGGACTACTTGTATAGCCCGGCTCTGTATATGACAAAGACGGCGTACACGCTGAAAGGGTATCTCTATAATTACGATAATGCCAACACGATACTGGTTCAGTTGGTGCAGTTCTCAAACCTGACTACATTGACAGGAGGAACGTTGCGACAGACGCTGTACTCTGGCAAAGGCTATGAAGACACCCCAATCGTGGGGACGTTCACCCCATCGTCGGCAGGCTATTACAGACTGCGCGTTGTGAACAGGACTCCGACGGGCAGCAGTTATTCCAGCGATGACACCCACGAAGTGAATCTGTGGAACATCCAGTTGTACCGCGGTCAGTTGGAATCGAGCGACTTCAACGACTTCGACACTACGATGAGCGAGGCATACAGCCGCATCCGCCAGACGGCGAACAACATCGAACTGAAGGTGAAGGACACGGGTATCGACATTGACGAGAAGAAAATCCGCCTGAAGGCCGAGAATACCGTCGTGGACGGGAACCTGACGGTGATGAACGTGAAGACGACACCTGTAAACAATGGCGCTCATGTTGAGATAGGAGGCAGTTCTGCCATGTTCTTCGGCTCGGCAGGAATCGCGAACATACGGCTCGGCGTTGACGAGCAAGGACGTGCCGTGTTGTACTACTTCGACAACGACGGGTCACTGCTCTACAATCTTGGCCCCGACGGAATCATGAAGACACCATCGCAGAACGAGCGATTTGAAGCCATGAGGGTTACAGTGGTCCGGGATGAGGACGGCGAAGACTGGCCCGCCATATCTATCATCGGCAATATCTTCAATCAGGACGACATGGCACTTGTGTTCAGAAAGGTTGTCTATGAAGATGTCTACACTTACTATGCCAAGATTTCAGTAGGGCAATACAGCGGAGACTATTGCGCCGGCAGCGGCACGACGAACAGAGACAACGCGATAGCCGCCAATGGAAGACTGTTCAGAATGCAAGCCTCTGGAAGCAGCGACTCGGAGAAATACGTCAACGGGAACATGGTCAATAAGTATATAAGCAAGTATGATGGCAGTGGCACGCAGAGCGTGTATATTAAAGGCTACACTCCGTTCACCGGCTGTGTCTGCATGTTCAGTGAAGAAGTGAACTCCACGAAAGACCCGACCGTCTTCGACCGGAACTGGGGGATGCTACCGAATGATGAACAGGTTCCATCCGACTACGAAGACTCTTCTCAGAAAGGTACATGGAATGTGGACTTTACGACCGACGAGGACGGTTTCTATAATAAAAGGATATATTTCCGCAGGGTGTACGTTTATTCGCAAGGACGGAGAATAGGAAGTTATCTGGTATTCAGCAATTAAACAGTAAATCATAGATAAGAGATGAAAGAACTGAAGATTGTGTACTCGAAGCATTTCCCGTGGCAGGGCTATATAGCGATAACCCTGCTGCGGTGGTGCTTCGTGAGGGAGAAGGCCAAGAGCCGCTTCACATGGGTAGTTTTCAACCATGAGAACATTCACTATGCGCAGGAGAGGGAACTGTGGTATGTGGGGTTCTATCTGCTGTATGCATTGATGTTCCTCTGGGAACTGCGGTGCATGAACTGGAGTATCGCGTACAGAAACGTCGCCTTTGAGCGTGAGGCATACCGCCATCAGGACGACGTGGAGTATCTGACGAAGAGAAAACGCTTCGCATGGGCGAAGGAGAAAAAAGCATGGAGGGTGTAGGATGATGGATGCAAGGAATGCAGGACAGGCGTTTATGTGGGGAACGATGGGCGGCGAGGCCATCAGCGCTATTCAGGACTTACGCTGGATGCTGGTGCTGGTGTGCGTGCTCATCATTGCCGACTACCGTTTCGGACGTGCCGAGAGCAGGAAGAAATACAAGGATGCCGTTGCCGTGGGGAATGCTACGCTGGCGAAGATGACGGAGTTCCATATGAGCGGGGCCATCAGACGGACATGCAACAAGTTCATCGACTATATGACGCTGCTGCTGGTGTTCTGCATCGTGGGGCTTGCGATAACGGAGCCGTATGGCATCTGCGACCACGTGATATGCGCAGGGCTGGCGATGATCATCGCCAGTGTGTGCGAACTGGCGAGCATCTTCGGACATTTCCTCTACCTGAAGGGGGTGGAGAAGCCGAAACTGACATGGACGGGCATAGGGCTGTTCCTTGGTAGGGTATTAGCATCTTTCGCCAAGACGAAGAGTCCCGACCTGGGGGAGGCGCTTGACGAGACGATTACACAGACATTCACGGAAGAGAAAGGAGAGAAACAATGAAGATTACGAAGGCACAACTGATAAGGCTCTGCTACGGCTATCCGAAGGACAGAATAGCCGATGACGTGCGTGTGTTCAACGAGTGGGCGGATGAGTTCAATATCACGTCGCCGTTGAGAATCGCGCATTTCTTCGCGCAACTGGCGCATGAGAGCGTCGGGTTTTCGAGGGTTGAAGAGAACATGAACTACTCGGCAGAACGGCTGCTGCAAGTGTTCCCCGGCCATTTCAACACATCAACGGCGCAGGAATATGCCCGTCAGCCGGAGAGGATTGCATCACGGGTATATGCGAACCGCATGGGGAACGGCTCTGAGGCGAGCGGCGACGGATGGGACTACCGTGGTCGAGGCTACATTCAACTCACAGGAAGGGCGAACTATCAGGCGTATGCCCGGAGCGGATTCTGCGTGGGCGACCTGATGAGCCATCCCGAATGGCTGTGCAAGTCCCCCGGCAGGATGAAGGCGAGCATGTGGTTCTGGTGGAAAAACGGCTTGAACAAGTTGGCGGATACCGATGACGTGCGGGCAGTGACCAAGAAGATTAACGGCGGCTATAACGGGCTGTCGGATAGGATGTACTATCTGAGGAAGGCAAAGAAGATTTTTGTTTAACTAAAAATCATAAGAGACTATGGCAATGGGAGTTTTGATAATCATCGTGTTCGCTGTGCTCTACTCGATAGCACGCGACATACGAAAATCAGTGGAGGAGGAAGAACTATGAACGTACCGAGGAATATCAGCGATGCCGTGACCGGGAAGAGGCTCGGCATGCTACACGTGAAGACGTTCATCTTTGAACTGGCACAGGCAGAGAGCGGCGACGCTGACGATACCGTGAATGCCTTCTGCGAGGTGCATGGAGTGATGAGCATTGTGCTTGACAGGCACAACTCGAAGTTGATTTACCGCATAATCTACAAGGACCGATGAAAAAGAGAGAATGGTGGGAGAGTGAGATGGCGTTCATGGAGCGTCTGTTCAGATGTCTGATGGGTGTGTGGCTGCTGCTGCTCATCTTGCTTTCCGTGTGGATAATGACCAGTTGCACGGGCAAACTGAGGAAGGAGAACGAGCGTCTGCGTGAGGAACTGGCGAGGCAGCAGCAGTATGTACCCTTGCAGAGAGACACCATCCGCGACACCGTGGAGGTGGTGACACAGAAAGTGGTGGAGGTGGAGAAGATGAAGGAGGTGCTTTCCAAGGACGACAAGCAACTGATAAAGGACTTGAAGATGAAGGTGAATGAACTGGAAAGTTATCAGAAGATTTCGAAGGTTATACACGACACGGTGATACTTGAACGGAAGGACTCTGCCGGGAACGCACTATACTACAAGGATGCGTGGGCAGAGTTTGAGTACCAGGACAAGCGTCTGCGGTATGCAGTGAGAGATTCGCTTGCCATCGCCGTTAAGAAGGAATATAAGCACAGGCTGCTCTGGTGGCGGTGGGGAACGAAGGGTTACGAGGTGAAAGCCGTGAACTTCAACCCCCATGCCACCGTGCGGTATAACACATACGTTAAGAACCGAAAATAGGCATATTGTTTGAAGTTTGATTGTTATTAAGTTTATAGGTTAGTAGTTTGTTTTTTTCATGAGTTGGCGGCAGGCGTGCCGCACGAAATCTTACGATTTGTTTTGTTATTGTTAGATTATTATTTCCGTGTCCCGATTACCTGAGAAGGCAGTCGGGATTTTTCTATGAATTGCTTGCTTATGTCGGGAAAAATCACTAACTTTGCAGTGTAGACATTATCTGAAATTGTATTTTGATTTCAGTAATCTGAATTGTTGGAGGCTGGCTTGTGAAAGTCGGCCTTTTTTATGCTCGGAATTTTGGTGGAAAGAAAATAATGAGTACCTTTACAGCGTGTTTTTCATAATATAATTAAAAATTAAAGGCACCCTGCTCGTGATGAGTGGAGTGCCTTGCTGTTTAGTCGTGTCCTATACGAATGCCAGGCGTTTGCCGAGGGCTTTACCGATGGCTGTAAGGGTGTCGAGTCCTACGCTGTAGCGGCCTGCCTCGATGCGGGCAATGTGCGCCCGCTGCATCTCCACGCGGTCAGCAAGGTTTTGCTGGGTCATTCCTTTTTCCTTTCGCAGCGTAGCAATCTCATTGCCTATGCGCTGCCTCTCTTGCTCGTTCTTTATCATAGTTCTTTCGCATTTGAAAAATCCTTGTCCTTGAACAGCGGCTTTGAAAGCCTTGTCACTGATGCGGACAAGGCTCTCCAGCCTGACGCTGTAGCATAGGGTCTTCATGTCCTTATGCGTGCTTAATGTTATCGTTGTCCTTGATTGCCTCGTACACCTTCTGGCTGAAGGTGATGAACATCTCGGTGCGCTGTTTCCAGAGGTCGCGCTTGGTGTTGATGTAATAACCGATGTTGCTCTTCTTGCACCACTCTTCGTGCGCAGCCATGAAGTCGTTGACTGCCTGGTTGTAATCCTTCTTAGTCTTGTATGCGCTGCCTACAGGATACTGAAGTTCAAATTTCGGAGTCTCGGCATCAAGTCTTGCATACTCCTTTGTAATGCGGTCGAACTCCTCCACCTTGTCCGTTGGCAGTTCCACCTCGTCGATGTTGAAGTATCGGCCAGCGTCGCTGCCCTCGGCACCCATCCAGAAGTTGATTGACTTGGGGTAGTTATGCCAAGCGGCATAACTGTTTCCTGATACTCCGAAGTACTCGCCGTTATCATTCATAATGAAGAGGTCGGGCATGTTAGCCTCGTACTCGCTGCTTGCGATAACGTAGAACTTCTTGATCTCGCTGTTGTTGTTTGCTGTTGTATTCATTATCTTCTGCCGCTGTTACCCGTTGCCGCCGGTGTTCTAATTGTTGTTGTTTCTTGTTTACGATGCAAAGGTAATCATTTTCTTTGAATGTACCAAATAAAGCACAAAGAAATGTGTATTATTTGGTACTTTTTAACATTTCATTTTTTTTCTTTCCATAAATTTTACAAAGTTGTCATATTCTTTACACGTACCTAATGAAGTACAAGTGTCTCGTGGCGGTTTGCCATTACATCTAACTTTGCAGAATGTCTTACAAGCCTTGCGAATAAAGGCATCCTTGCGGATGTACTCAATGTTGGTAAATTCCTCAGATGGTTGTGCATTCCAACCATCACGCAATTCACCTAATAAATTTTTGGTTAAATAAATCTTCTCTGGTGCTTCCATAACTTTATTCTGTTAGTTTCTTTAATTGTTCTAAGAGTTCACAAAGTACTTTAGGAGCAGTAGGTGTTTCACATTCATCAGTCATATAAGCAATAGCAATTTTTATAGCATTCATCTGCTGTTCACTTGGTTTCCAAGTTATGCGGTTTTTGAGGGATTTGAGCCAATTGATTTGTTCATCACAAATACTTTTTGATATTTCAAATTTACATATACTCTTATCATTCGCAATATCGGCAACAATAGCGCGGCATATTCTTTCATCCTCTTCACTCCAAGCAACTTGCATTTCAGCAATAGCATCTGCCCTGCCTTTCTCATATTCTGTTCTAAGGGCTTCTATCATTTCTTCATTAGTAGGCTTCTGCTCACCTTGCTTTTCAAGTTTCTTTAAATTTAGTTCTTCCAATGTATTTTCAACACCACGTCTAAAAGCAGATACGCACATATTAATAAGAGGATTATTTTCCAGATTTCCTTGACCTTGACTTTTAAGTCTTTGTTCGTATGAACTTACCATAGATTCAATATCTATATTTATAGACTCATTACCTTGCTTTTCAAGCCAAGTAATCATTTTATCTTGTGTGATACGAGGTTCGTATCCAATCCTGCGTCCTTTGGTGTATCGAACTAAACCTAAGATTTCTTTCCTTATCCTCTCATCATCGCTCTCTTTGAGTTCGGGGAAGATAGTAGTAGTAATAGTAATCATATCTTCGTTACCATTAGCTTCGGTATAATAACAACGTGCCTTTTCTAAAGCCTCGTCATAGGCTTTTGCCTTTTGTTCTATACTAAGTTCTTTCATAATCACAACATTTTAAGTTCATTTAAACGTATAATCATTTCGTAGCAAGCATCAACAGGGCACTCCATTGTTATGTCTGGCAGTTCAGTATTAACTCCACTCCCAATTTCATCATACCATATTGCAAAACTATTTTCATCAATATCAATTCTTAATGTATTATCCCTATTTATATGTTTAGGAATAACACCAAGCAATGCAGCAAGACTCCAACAAGGAGTGTCATAATCACTTGAAAAAGAACCATCCATAATTTTAGCAATGGTTTTAATTTTTCCTTGTGAATATGGATAATCACGTATTATAGTAAAATAATACATATCTGCGCTTTCAAGCGGCAATATTTCTGCCAACTTCTTGCTTTGGGATAAATCAGTATAACTTTTAATTGTTGCCATAATTATTTCTCCTTTAATTTAAATTGTTTTAATTAGTGGGGAAGACAGGAGTTGCACCCATTACACCAGTAAAATAGTGA